TAAAGAATACAGCACCAGGGAGAAGTGAAGATGGGTTGACTATTCCACCAGCGAGTGTACCTAAGACACCAGCTACTGGATTCTCTGCTTCCATCTGACGACGGAGAGACTCTTCTGCAGTATCAGTAGGTTCTTGACCTAGTAACTGACGAGCACCAGTAATCTCAGAACCCATCTCTTGACGAGCAGATTGCTTAAAGGTTTCTAGCGGAGTAGCACCTGTTTTATTCAGGTGAGTGAGAATCTCTTTAGGCTTATAGCCCTCAGACAAAGCAGCTGAGTAATCAAACCCAGACTGCTGTGCTAGATACTGAGCAATCTCATCCTCTGAATAGCCTTCTTTCTTGGCAGCGATTACATCAAAGATAGCCATTTATAATCCTAATTGTGTAGCAATGATTTGCTTGTCTGCTTCCGATATAGCGTTGAGGTTTATGTTAGGATTGATTCTTAAGATAGCAGCGTCCCTATTCTCTCTGGTGTAGTTAGCTGGAGCAATAGCACCCACAGCAGCACTAGGAAGATTCAACAGTTGCTGAGCCGATGACATAACTCTGTCTGTCATAGAAGGCTGAGCAGATACAGCAGCTGCAGGAGTCTGTTGAGTACCAAAGCTATCTAATGGTCTACGCTCACCTTTAGGAGTCTCTCCAGGCTTAGCACCACCTCTGTTGACAATCTCTGGTGTTACAACAATGCGATTAACTTCTTTACCAGTCTTATCAGCGTAGACAATAGTACCGCCACCCAATCCATCAGAGATAGAGGTAACATTAATCTTACCTTGTTCAATCTCAGTTGCGTACTTCTTAGCCAGTGCTCTCTGAGCTTCTGTCTGAGCACCAAGCAAGCCAAGCTGAGCCAATTCTTTCTGACGATCAAGATCAACTTGTACTTGAATCTGACCACGCTGTTGAGCCAACTGATTAGCAAGCTTATCATCACCAAGATCACGAGCTTTTGCAATCTGAGTATCAAGCAGTGCAGGATTCTTTTTATAGAGATCAGTCTTAGCAGCTTCAGTCTTAAGTCCTTGCTCTTCTACTTTCCTTAGTTCCTGTGTAGCCATCAGTGCTTGTTGACCTAAGCCAGCTTCTGCAAATCCAGTCTGTAAGTTCTTATAGAAAGACAAAGGATCATTAGGATCTGAGTCTTGCATTGCTCGGTTGTATACACTCTGAATGCTGGTTAGCTTCTGTAATACAGGATTAGTAACTTCAAAGAAGCCACGATCTTGTGCCACATTAGACACACCACGACCAAGTAATCCACCCAGTGTAGCAGCTAATTGATTCTGTGCTGGCATAGCTCCGATACGAGCTTGCTCTTGCTGTAGTAATTGTTGACGATATAGCTCTGGATCTGCACCTAAGAGTCCTGCTTGACCGCCTAATAAATAGTTTGTTGGTTGTCCCATGATATCCTCTTAGTTAAAGCGACTATAAGGCGCACCTACAAAGTCAGGAGATGCTTGATTTTGTCCACGAGCCATGAAGTTTTGGAAGCCACCAAAGCCACTACCAGCGTTACCACCAAATAGTCCTCCGCCTCCTCCACCACCACCCATGCCCATTGAAGCAGCACCAATAGCAGATTGTAAGAACTGATTGTTCATCTGATTAGCAGCCATAGTAGCACCGTACTGAGTAGCAGCACCTTGTGCTTGTCCACCGTAGTATTGCTGTCCACTGGCTTGTTGACCAGGTATCTGTGCTGTGCCTAGTTGAAGACCTAGTTGATATGGTTGCTGAGCCAGTTGTTCTACTTGACCAGCTAAACCTAGCTGAGTCTGGAATGGAGAGTAAGCACCAGCCATACCAGCAGTCTGAGCACCTAGTAAACTACCAGCAGTACCGAGTAAACCAGCACCGTATGTAGCTCTCTGTTGTCCAGCCTGAGTAGCTTGTGATGCTAAGGCTAAGTCTTGCTGAGCTAAGGCATTGTAGTATGCTTGCATCTCTGGGTTAGTCTGTCCTCTACCACCAGCTGCAGTACCTCCAGTAGCTAAGCCACCACGACCAGTCTGGAACAGTTGATTCTGTAAACCAGATAACTGTTGTTCACGTTGGGGAGCTAGTAGTGCTTGCTGTTCACGCATGTAATCAGCTGCAGCTTGCTGAGGAGAAGTAGCAAGATACTGTTGACCTAAGCCAAAGAGACCTTGAGCACCTGTAGTTAACGGAGAATACTGCTGAGCCATCTGTTCAGCTTGAGTAAGCCCTGCACCGAATTGACCAAACAGTCTATCCTGGATACTAGCCAACTCAGGAGCAGCTGTATAGCCAGCAGCAGAGATATAAGGAACACCAGTAGCTGGGTCAATCTCACGAGTAAACTGAGATGTACCAAAGCGTGTAGTCATTCCTACTGGACGGAAGGCAGAGATATTAGCAGCAGTTAATCCTGCTTGTCGTTGCTGTTCAGCAGCAGCTTCGCCAGCCCTCCGAGTTTCTCCAGCCCCTGTAATAGGACTCAGTATTGAACTTACTATACTACCCATGATTTGCTCCTAGTGTATACATCATATCTTTTATCATTCACTGTTAATTTATCAAACTTAGTCCAGTCTGTAGATTCTCCAAACTTAGCTAACTTCTTGTCTGTCTCTTCTACTAGTGCTACTAAGGGTACTGTTACTAAATTCTGTAATACATCTAAATCTTTAAGGTATTCTTTCTTTACTTCTGGTGTCCACTTAAATACATCTGTATGAAACCAAAGCATGTTACTGTAGAGTTCTAGATACATCGTATAGTCTCTACGATTTACTACAGGTACTTTAATCAAGCTGTACGCTTCCACATACGAACAACAATAAATGGTTGTACGTTAGCGTTAGTGCCACTAGAACCAGTAGATGCGTTGGTTGTAGCTACAGTAATTCCAGTTGTTGCAGTAGATGTTGTTCTAAAAGTTCCTGAACCACCTCCCCAGTTAAATCCAGAAGCCGTACCAGCTAAGTTTGTAATACCCTCGCCTGTGTGGGAGTGTGGTGTTTCTGTAACAGTAGATGTTGCTGTGTGTGTATGAGACACAACAATAGCATCTTTAGAACCACCAGTTTCTTCAGCAGTGTCAAACAGTGCATCACTAGCGTCTAAACCAACCATGACACGACCAGCACCAAAGGCTGTCCATGTACCAAATCCTAGTAATGTAGCTGGGTTAGTAGAACTAGTGGCATTAATGTAGATAGAGCCAACAGGATACACAGCAGCCAAAGCAGCCGTCACAAACGCTGTAGTGGCTAACTGAGTAGTATTAGAACCAGCAGTAGCTGTAGGTGCAGCAGGAGTGCCTGTGAATGTAGGAGAAGCAATGTCTGCTTTAGAGCTGATAGCACCAGAGATAGCATTGAACTCGTTATCTATTTCTGTACCTTTAACAATCTTATTAGCATCACCACTAGGTAATGTATCTTTAGTAGCAAAATTAGTTGCTTTTGTGTAATTAGACATGTCTTATACCTTTAAAGTGTCTTTCCCTGCTTAAGGAAAAAATCTATTTTCTGAATTGAAAGAGGAGTACCGTCAATGTCAGACTCAAAGCCTAACTGAAGAACAGTACCAGAACCTGATGCTGGAATGTTAGCAATATCCAAAGCAATACCATTAGTGTATGTAGCTATATTGTATTCTGCTGTTCCATACTCAAACACAGTTACTTGCTGTAGTACAACACCACGAGAGAAGTAGTTACGAGTATAGTCATATCCCCACTTGATAGCGATAGGCTGATTAGATCCACCAATAGCTGTTACATTGATACGCTTAAGAATCTTATTTGTAGTAGCAGAACCAAAGTCAAAGTAGTTAGTGAAGTACGTCATACGATACTTAGCACCGTCATCTTCATATAGGTTATACTTACCTATGTATCCTGGCTTACCAATCAACAGGTCTCTAGCTTGTGTCACACAGAATGCTGTAGGATTAATCTGTTTCCAAACAGTAGTTCTAGCTGCACCATTCTGCAGTACACCCCTGGTGTCAAAGCAATAGGTAAATCCTGAGCTAGGTAAAGACAACAAGTAGAAAGCATCTGTAGGGAAGTATGTAGCCTTAATATTCTTAGCTGTCTCTGAGGCTACTAATGTTAAAAGTTCATCTCGTACATTCTTAGAGATATCTCTGAATGGAAGTGACTTCTCTTGAATCACACGCTGCAAGGATTGAACACCAGTAGAAGACAAGAACAATAAGTCTGTGCCAATAGAGGCTACGGAGTCTCTAGCAATACAGCCAACACCTACAATGATGTCTTCTAGTTTCATCTGTGATGGATCTACTGGATTACTATAGACAACAATGTGTTTAGTACAGAAGATAATCAAGAAGCCGTTATGATCTGCAATAGCTACGATAGGGTCATTGTTAGGAACTACTTCACTAATATTTAGATAACCTGATGTACCAGTCTGCCATTCAGCAGGGTTCAGTAAGTCACTGAAGTACACAGTTTGTCTACTACCAGCCATATCAGCTACCCAGACACGACCATAAGCAGTCATAACACAGTTGGGGGTAAAGCTAGTTACAGTCTGTCCTGCTGGAAGGTTTGTAGCTACATCGCCTAAACGCTGAAAGCCATAAGAACCAGTATGAGCATGAGCAGTAGCACCTAGCTTATGAAATAATAAAGTAGGTTGTCCTTCTTGAACCAAGATAGCATGACCAGAAGGAGTAGCTCCTGTGTCATAAGGCATACCACTGATCTGCCAGTTATCATCACTGATAGCATAGGTTAAGTTACCTGTATCAGTACCGTTACGAACCACAGCCTCTGTTAAGGTAGTAGTTCCAGTGTATATCTTGTTGTTGGCTGCAGAGATAACTACAGTACCATCATCCTTAATAAGCTCATAGACGGCTTTAAACGAGCCTGTAGACGCTGCAGAGGTGTTGACCTTAGTCCACCCCTTACGAGCACCGATACGACCGTAGCGATCGATTACGCAGTTATTAGCCTCTAGTGCAAACCCACTGTCTAACTGAATAGAACTATCCTGGGTATTTAACCCAGAGAATCCAGGAGCTGCAATCGAGCCAGTTGAGAGAACTTCAGCCATTAAATAGCCATCCAAGCTGATTCTTCGATATAACGACCAGACTCAATAGCGATAGCATCTGCTAAGGACTGTTTGTAAATAGCGTACATCTCGCCTGAAGCAATACCACCATCCTCACCACGCTCTGCCATAGCCCTTGCAGTAGCATTAAAGATGACAGGCTCAGAAGGGATTAATAGAGTATCAGCATCAGCAGACAAAGCTACTTGTGGTTTGATGACGTTAAAACGAACTTCATAAACCCCATTAGGAATAGGGAATAAGTCTACTTGTGTATCTCCGTTGGTGTTTGTACCGTTGAAGTTGTAGTACGCAGGAGAACCCTTCTGTACTGAAGTTAGGAGGAACTGTTCGTTCATCCAGCGAGTAGTAGCATTGTTTACGATGATATTGCTGGTATCGTTTAGAACATCAAGAACTCTAAACCGTTGTCCAGAACCAACAAGGACATAGTTAAAGATGTTATCAGAAGTAGAGGCAGTAAGTGTTTCTGATAAGGCATTCCAAGGATAAGCATCCTCAGCTTGACGCTTAGCATCGTTGATGAACTCACCGATAAGCTTAGAATAAGCGTTATCTGCTACAGAAGAAACCTCAGTTTCCCGTAGTCTTCGTAGTACAGAATTTACAAGTTGGACGTAGTTCATAGTAACCTATATTATATCACAAATTTATATAAAAGTCAAGACTTATTTAACCACAGTCCCACTTCTTGAGTGCCAAAGCCTTACGAGTTGGTCTGCCCTTTTCGTCCTTCATAGCTCCTTTAACACCACTCATACGAGCACAGAAGGACTTACGACGACCAGCTGCTTTAGGAGACTTCTTAGCCTCCTCAGCAGACACTGGAGGCTTAAGCTTAGACCCAGTCTTCTTATTGTAGTAGTCTCTGCCCTTCTGATTGAGTCCACCTTCAGGGTTTTGGAATGCTTTCTTAGGCATTATTTCTTCTTAGCTGTCTTAGCAGCTGCCTTGAATTGTGCAGCAGTAGGAGCACCTTTGCTACCTACCTTACGCATCTTTTCACCAGAGCCAGCAGCTATACGCTTTTTCTTGGCTGCGATGTTGGCATACAAACCAGGCTTAGTAGCCACGACTCATACCCATCTTCTTAGCTGGTTTAGCTTTAGGAGTAGTCATTTTAGCTCCTGTCTTCTTAGCATACGACTTAGCTTCTTTCTTACCCTTAGCTGTGTATGGGAACTTCTTGTCTTTTACCATCGGCATATTATTTCCTTTTCTTTGGTTTAGATTGTCCTGCTTTTGATAATGCTATTGCAATTGCTTGTTTCTGTGGCTTACCTGCCTTCATCTCTTTACGGATGTTAGTAGAGATAGTCTTCTGTGATGTACCTGATTTCAATGGCATGATTAGCTTCCGTTTTGATATGCTGTAGACTGATGTAATTCCATTGTTAAAATAACTGACATAGTAGAGCCTGTTTCTGTGGTGATTTCAATGTAATCGTATTCGTCAAGAACTACCCTACCATCAGATAACTGAATGTATTTTTTAGCGTCCAGTGTTGTAGAACCTAGAATAACAATGTCATCTCCTTCGCTATGGTCATGCCATTCAGCAATAACAGTCTTGTTAGAACCTGTGCTATTGGAGATGTATAACAATGTCAATATGGCTTTACACCCTTTAGGCACAGTGTAGATAACTGTAGGGGTGTTAGCTACAATATTTTTACCTGCTGTGAGTTCTCTCATAGTTTACTTTTTAAAAAATAACTCAGTCATATAACTGATGAAAGCACCAGCAACTGAGGCAACACCCATCAAAGCCCACAGAGAACCTTTACTACGCTCTGCCATAGCCACTAACTTCTTAATGTCTACTTCTAGTGAGTCTACTTTACGCTCTAGGTTCTCTACGGAATTAACTAACTTGCCGTATTCGATTGGGTCAATGTCGCTCATAACTTACTCTTCTATAGTTTCTGGTTGTTTAGCCAGAGAGTCCTCTAGCATCTTAATGAAGGCTTGCTTGCCCACCGATAACTGGTCAAGATTGAACTGTGAAGAAGCAATCTTACGGTCTAAATCTGCTACATGGTTGACAAGTAACTGCTGTTCTTGTGTCATGTCTTCAAACAAATATTCTACATCATTTATAACTACTGGGGTCTTTTTATCTTTTCCCATGTTATTCTCCTAGTTGTGATTAAAAACTTACCAAGGCAATCCAGATTCGCTTACTGGATTCTTCTGTGCAGTAATCTGTGCTGCCAATGATTCTTCTACAGTTGCTTGACCGAGTGAGTCTTTTACCCAGCCAACTACTACAGCCTCAGTTAATTGGCTATAAGGAGTAAAAGCACCTTCCTCTGTATAGCCTACTGTGCCATAGGTAGAAGCGGTGAACTCACCATCAACAGCGTTTACTGTGTAATGAACAGTAACTACAAAGCCATCAGAAGTAAGCCTGTCCATCTGTACTACATTCCAATTAAATTCCATTTACTTCTCCTTATTTAGATTTAAGTAATGCTATTTCGGCTGCTTGTGCTTCTACTTTAGCGTTTAACTCTTGCAAAGCAGCAGTTAATGTAGCCACTAAGAATGATGTATCAATACCTTGATATTTTGGATTTCCTTCTATATCCACAGCATCTTTTTCGCCAGTTACAGCATCAGGAACTACAGATTGAAGTTCGTGAGCAATAAAGCCTTGACCAGCAGAACCATTAGATTTCCATGTATAAGTGCATGGTTTAAGTTGTTGCACTACATTTAATGCGTTTTGCATTGGTGCAATGTTTTCTTTTAAACGATAGTCAGATGAAGTTACATAAGATGTAGATGTTGAAGTAATAGAAATTTTTCCGACTTCTGCTGCTGAAGTGCGAAAATAAATTACATCTGCATTTGATGTATTTGCTGCTGCAAATTCACCAGCGGCACCAATACCACTTCCCCAGCCAGTAAACCTAAATGATTGATTATTGGTTCCACCAACGCCATCAATATGCAATTTTGCTCCAGCGGTCGTAGTGCCAATAGCAACTGCACCACCAGAGGTAATACGCATCCGTTCTGAATATGTTTCAGAACCAATTGCACCGCTATAGCCAAAAAATATTAAACCATTACCACCATTAGAATTAATTGCTCCACCATTCACTCCTGTAGTGTTGTTTAATTGAATGCCAGCACCAGCATTATTGGACAATAACATTTGCATTGAACCACCTGACGGAGCAGTTGTAGCACCAACTAACACCTTACCACTAGAGTCAATACGCATACGCTCTAAACCATTAGTGCCAAAAACATTTGCCCCTGCAACTTCATTCCACATTTGCAAATCAGTACCATTGTGAAAAATGTAACCTTTTGCAGCACTACTAATTTGAAAACCAAGAATTGCGCTAGAAGAACCAGCAATATTTAAATTACCTCGACCTGCTGCTGTGTAAGAATTACTAGCAGTACCAATACCCACATTACCTGACGAATCAATACGCATCCGTTCGCTATCGTTTGTAGCAAATGTTATTGGAATTGCAGTAGGTGTAGTTAAAATTGCTAAACTTGAAGTTAATTGAATTCTAAAATCATAATCATCAGAAAACGGTGTTTTCATATCAATAAAAGCACCTGACGCCCCACCCATTTCTAATGTTGCAAAACTACCGCTATTTTCTATTGCAATAGAATTTTTTACATGAAGGTTTGCAGTTGGGGCAGAAATTCCAATGCCAACATTACCACTAGAATCAATACGCATACGCTCTGTTGAACTAGTATTCCATGCTTGATAGCCAGTTTCTTGTAAAGCATAGACTACATCAGCACCACTCATGAATATTTGCAAACCATCAGAAGATGTATCGCCTGTTGTAGAATTTCTAAACGATAGTCTTGGAAAATCTGAAGCATAAACCGCTATTCCAGACCCGTTAGTCCCAGGTGATGTTCCTGTGTTTACTGAGATACTTCCTTCAACATGAAGTCTTTGTCCTGGATTGCTTGTGGCAATACCAACTAAACCAGCGGAAGTAATACGCATACTCTCTACACCACCTTCTGTAAAGGCAATAGTGTCGGCTGCTGGGAAGAAGATACCTGTGTTGGTATCGCCTGTAGTAGTAATAGCTGGAAGTG